TTCTTTGCCACTGGCACGCTACAGGGTACAGGCTTGTTTGGTCAACAGACTTGCAGGGGCAAGGGTAAATACATAACCATAACGGAGGGTGAACTTGATGCTCTGGCCGTAAGTGAGATATTTGAGACCAAGTGGGACGTAGTGTCTCTACGCTCTGGTGCGTCAGCCGCAGCCAAAGAGATTAAAGAGCAACTAGAGTGGCTTGAGGGCTACGAGAATGTTGTGCTTTGTTTTGATGGTGACAAGGCAGGACAGGCAGCCATTGACGAAGTTAAGGACGTATTCAGTCCGGGCAAGCTAAAGATATGCAAACTGCCACTGAAAGACCCTAGCGAAATGTTGCAAAACAACAGAGTCAGGGAGTTTGTGTCTGCGTGGTGGGACGCTAAGGCGTATCAGCCAGATGGCATTGTGTCAGGCAATGAGACTTGGGAAGCCATTACAGGCAAGATGAAGGTCAAGTCTATACCTTATCCTTGGCAGGGTCTTAACGACACAACCAAAGGTTTCAGACCATACGAGCTAGTGACCATCACCAGTGGCTCAGGCATGGGTAAGTCACAGATTGTCAGGGAGCTAGAGTATTACCTACTCAACGCTACAGAGGACAACATTGGCATACTTGCGCTGGAGGAAGACGTAGCAAGGACTGCTCTGGGCATCATGTCGGTAGCCGCTGACTGCCCATTGCACCTAGAGGAAGACCTAGACGAAGAACTAGCATATCCATACTGGGAGGAAACTCTTGGCACTGGGCGCTACTACCTCTTTGACCACTGGGGCAGTACCAGTGAGGACAACCTGCTTGCTAGAGTGCGCTACATGGCTAAGGCTCTGGACTGCAAGTGGATTGTACTCGACCACCTATCCATTGTAGTATCCGCACAGGATAATAACGATGAGCGTAAAGCCATTGACGGTATTATGACCAAGCTACGTGCGTTAGTACAGGAGACAGGTGTTGGTCTGTTCTTGGTGTCTCACCTACGCAGGACACAGGGCAAGCCCCATGAGGACGGAGGTAAGATTAGCCTTGGTGAGCTACGCGGCTCTCAGGCGATAGCACAGCTGTCCGACATGGTGATAGGCTTGGAGCGTAACCAGCAGCATGAAGACCCAGAGATTAGGAACACTACAACGGTACGTGTACTGAAGAACCGCTATGCGGGGCTTACTGGTGCGTCATGCTGGCTGAAGTACGATAACTTCTCTGGTAGAATGTCTGAAACAAGCAAGCCAAAGGAGCATGATAATGACCTCTAGCCCTCTTTTTCTTGACATTGAGACAGATGGACTTGACCCCACTACTATCTGGATGGCTGTAACACGCCAAGATGGACAGTCTCAGGTACACTATAGCGCAGATACGCTCTCAGACGCCCTACAAGGCTCTTTCAGCGTGATTGGGCATAACCTGATAGGGTTTGACCTCCCTGTACTAAAACGCCTGTGGGGGCTTTCTGTGGCTTCTGAGAGGATACAGGATACTTTGGTACTTTCCCGCCTAGCTAACCCTGCGCGTGAGGGTGGGCATAGATTAGCTAACTGGGGTGAGATTCTAGGGTATCCCAAAGGTGACCATAGTGATTGGTCATGTTACTCAAAAGAGATGGAGGAATACTGCATACGTGATGTTGAAGTCACGGAGAAAGCGTACAACAAACTCAGGATTGAGCTACTAAAGTTTAGTAAGCAGTCCATAGAGCTAGAGCATCAAGTACAGTGCGTCATACAGCAGCAGATACGTAACGGCTGGCTGTTGGACATACGGCACGCTATGGATCTATTGGCTACGCTCAAGGAACGACAGATAGCCTTGGAGGATGAAGTACAGCAGGTGTTCAAACCTAAGTGGGTTGACGTTAAGGAAGTAACACCAAAGACCAAGAAGGACGGGAGCCTGTCCAAAGTTGGCCTTACTGATGATGAGTACGCAAAGATACAGGAGACAGGTGACAGGTCGCCATTCATGCGTAAGCATCTCAAGCCATTCAATCTAGGTTCACGCAGACAGATAGGTGAGTACCTACAAGACTTTGGATGGGAGCCGAAGGTAAAGACTCCCACAGGTCAGCCTGTAGTGGATGAATCTATACTGTCCAAAGTGGAAGGCATACCACAGGCGCAACTGATTGCTGAGTACCTCATGGTGCAAAAGCGTGTTGCACAGGTAGACTCTTGGGTTGAAGCAGCCAATGAGGACACTGGTAGAGTACAGGGCTACGTCAACAGCAACGGTGCTGTAACTGGCAGGATGACACACTCTAAACCTAATGTGGCTCAAGTCCCGGCTAGTCGTGCGCCCTATGGGGAAGCGTGCAGACAGTGCTGGACTGTGCCTAATAACAAGGTGCTAGTGGGCTTTGATGCCAGTGGACTAGAGCTACGTATGCTTGCACACTACATGAATGACAGGGAGTACACTAATGAAATTCTCCACGGAGATATTCACACAGCCAATCAAAAACTTGCAGGACTTGAATCGAGAGATCAGGCTAAAACTTTCATATATGCCTTCCTATACGGAGCAGGAGATGCAAAACTTGGAACGATTGTCGGGGGAAATGCTAGTGCTGGCAAAACGCTTAGAGCAAGATTCCTTACTGGTCTCCCAGCACTTAGAACTCTTACTGAGAGAGTGCAGAGAGATGCAGAGAAAGGAATCCTTGAAGGACTAGATGGTAGGCTACTTCATGTCCGTAGCGCACACGCTGCCCTTAACACTTTGTTACAAGGGGCTGGTGCTATTGTTATGAAAAAGGCCTTGACTATATTGGATGAATATGCTACACTTTGGAATCTTAACTATAAATTTATAGGCAACATACATGATGAAGTCCAATCGGAAGTTCAGCCAGAGCAAGCAGACAAGTTTGGAGCCTTGGCAGTCAGTTGCCTTGAAGCAGCAGGACTTGCCTTTGACCTCAACTGTCCACTCACAGGAGAATACAGTGTCGGGAGAAACTGGTCAGAAACACACTAAAAACTGCATAGATTGTGGTGTTGTTTTAGAATTTAAGAAAAACTGGAGCTATTCTTTTAAGAAAAAGAAGAAATACTTTTGTGTAGATTGTAATGTTAAAAGAAATGCCAAAAGAATGTATGTAAACGGTAAATATATATCAAACCTTCATCCTTTATACAAGCCGGGGCGATACAAAGGTTTTACTGATGCAGCCTTTAGTTCCCTAGAGAACTATGAAGACTCTAAACAAGGCCAAGTGTACGTGATACGCAACCCTGCTTTCCCTAGCTGGTGTAAGGTAGGCATGGCTGTTGATGCAGAGGACAGGCTAAAGCAGTACCAAACAGCCTCACCGTACAGGGATTATGTTCTTGTTGCAGCGTGGGATGTTGAGGACAGACGGGAAGCTGAGAAGCAATCCCATGCTTTGCTGGAGCAGCACTATGAACGCAGGGGTGAATGGTTTGTAGCCTACAGTGACATGGCAGCGGAAAGGCTAGAAGAATTCTTTAACAAGGACAGTGACAATGCGTAACAAGACAACACATACACTTGTTGATGACATCTACAAACTGGTCAAGACAAAGCGCCCTGAAAAGGGTGTGGACGCTGAAGCAGAGATTGAAAACTTTGGTGAAGCAGTCAAGGACTTAATGCGTAAGGAGTTTACCAACCGTGGTGGCTTTGATGCACGTAAGCTGCGTATGTCCAACATTGGCAGGGACGATAGGTACCTCTGGAACCACTACAACAACGTAGGGCCAAAGGAGCCAATGCAACCCCATAACTTAGTCAAGTTTATGTATGGTCACTTGATTGAGGAAATGCTGTTGCTATTGGTCAGACTGTCAGGACACACTGTTAGCCATGAGCAAGCCCAAGCTGAAGTGGAAGGCATTGTAGGTAGCATGGACTGTAAGATTGATGGAGTGCTTACGGATGTTAAATCAACCAGTAGTTTTGGATTTAAGAAGTTCAAGGACGCTACGTTGGCTTTTGATGATCCTTTTGGTTATATAGACCAGATCAAAGGGTACGCTAAGTCTGAAGGCGACACAAAGGTAGGCTGGCTTGCAATGGACAAGCAAAACGGACACCTTGCCTTCCTAAAGTATGACTTAGAGGACACACAGGCACCAGTGTATGAAGTCTTGAAGGAAGACATTGTAGAACGTATCAAGCACGTAAAGGAGGTTGTACAGCAGCCAGAGCCGCCTGAGTTTTGTAATGACCCTGTTCCTGACGGTAAGTCAGGTAACATGAAACTGCCAATAGGTTGCTCCTACTGTCACTTCAAACACGCTTGCTATCCAGACTTACGCACATTCCTGTACTCTACAGGCCCACGGTTCTTGACGGAGGTAGCCAATGAGCCTAAAGTCCAAGAGATTACGTAAAAACAGTATCTACAGGTCAGGGCTTGAAGCATCCTTTGCAGCCATAGCACCAAAGCGTAAGTTTAAGTATGAACCCTTTGATGTCCCCTACATTATGCACAGGAAGTACAAACCAGACTTCGTGCATACACGCACAGGGATACTCTTGGAACTAAAGGGCTTCTTTAGGACAGGGGACACAATGAAGTACAAAGCCATCAGGGACTGCATAGACACAGAACTGATCTTTGTATTGTCAGACCCTAACAAGAAGCTGCGTAAGGGCGCTAAGATGACTATGGGACAATGGTGCGATAAGGAAGGCTTTAAGCACTACACACTAACTGACTTTGATAAGTTGATGAAATATGTTGACTCACAATAAATACAACTTGACAATGGATGAAATTAGGGAGAAGATATTGGATAGGTATGACCCTGATGATCTTATTGAATTTTTAGAACTGACCAGTGAAGAACTACTGGACAGGTTTGAAGACAAGTTAATTAATCGCCTAGAACAATTTGAGGAAGAACTACAAGATGACACAAGACCAGACACAGACGAAGAAGACGAGCATTGATGATGAAAGCCCGGACGCATGGACGAGAATCAACAAGAAGTACAAGTATCAAGTGCAGTGGCACGATGATGACCAAGATGATGCGCCAAATGAGCATCCTGTCTTTGGTAAGCCCGATATGGTGGACAACCCACCACACTACAACAATGGTGGCATAGAGTGCATAGAAGCTATAGAAGCTATGCTGTCTAGGGATGAGTACATAGGTTATCTCAGGGGCAATGCACTCAAGTATATGTGGAGATTCAGATACAAGAGCAAGCCCTTTGAAGACCTACGCAAAGCACGTTGGTACGAGGAACGATTGATGAAGTTTTTGTTGGACAATCAAGATGCAGTATAAGACAGGCACTCAAGATTACCTTGGGATTACTATAGACTACGACAGAGAGAAAGACCTAAACGACTTCTCTCTGAATACGCTGAAGGACAGGTATTTCTGGCAAGACGAGACACACGCACAGGAAGCCTTTGCACGCGCTTCTGTGTACAGTGCAACCTATCAGGGGACTACAGACTTTGACCTAGCACAGCGCCTGTATGACTACGCCAGTAAAGGCTGGTTCATGTTCAGTACACCCATACTAAGTAATGGAGGAACTACCCGTGGCTTACCTATTAGTTGCTTTCTTAATTTTGTCCCTGATTCCAGAGGTGGCTTATCAGCTCACTATGATGAAAACATTTGGCTCACTTCCAGCGGGGGCGGTCTGGGTGGGTATTGGGGTGCTGTTCGCAGTAACGGCGTGGCTACTTCTAACGGGTCTCAGTCAACTGGGAGTATCCCTTTTATGCATGTAGTTGATAGTCAGATGCTGGCTTTCAACCAAGGAGTGACAAGGAGAGGTGCTTATGCGGCGTATATGGACATTAGTCATCCAGAGATTGAAGAATTTATTGCTATGCGAAAAACTACTGGTGGGGATCTTAACCGCAAGTGTCTTAATCTACATAACGGGGTTAATATTTCTGATGAGTTTCTTTATTCAGTAGAGTATGACTTGCCATGGCGTTTGATTGATCCTAAGTCAAAGCAGGCAGTCAAGACAGTCCCAGCACGGGACTTGTGGTGGCAGCTAGTACACACCAGAGCAGAGACAGGTGAGCCGTACATTGTCAACACAGACCGCTGTAATCAATACTTGCCACAGGAGCAGAAGGACTTAGGGCTGTCTGTACGACAAAGTAACCTATGCTCTGAGATTACCTTGCCTACAAGTGAGGAACGTACAGCAGTATGTTGCTTGTCAAGTGTTAACTTAGAATACTTTGATGAGTGGAAAGAGGACGATAATTTCATAGCTGATTTAATCACTATGCTGGACAACACACTGGAGCATTTCATTGACAATGCAGTAGACGAACATCCACAATTACCTGTGGATACACTAGAGAGGTTTATGGAGTATGTCGGAGAAAACAAACAAGGCTTTGCAAGAGCCGCTTATAGCGCATATAGAGAGAGGGCGGTTGGCCTTGGTGCAATGGGCTTTCATTCTTATCTTCAACGTGCTGGACTCCCTTTCGCGGGAGTTTACGCTGCATCATTTAATAATAGAGCCTTCAAGCTCATCAAAGAAAGAGCGTTGGACGCTAGTAAAGTTCTGGGTAGAAGTCGTGGGGAAGCTCCTGATATGGATGGCAGTGGTCGCCGTAACTCACATCTCCTTGCTATTGCTCCTAATGCCAGCAGTAGTATTATATGTGGTGGAACTAGTCCTAGCATTGAGCCTTCGCGTGCTAACATTTTTACGCACAAGACTCTGAGTGGCAGCTACCGTGTAAAGAACAAGTACCTAGAGAAGCTATTGGAGGACAAAGGTATAAACAATGAGAAAACATGGAAAGATATTTCCGCTGCTGAAGGCTCTGTTGCAGGGCTTACGGCGCTATCTGAGGAAGAAAAAGAAGTATTTAAGACCGCGCCTGAGATTAACCAGATATGGGTCATAGAACACGCCTACCAGCGTCAGCCCTATGTGTGTCAGTCTCAGTCAGTTAATACATTCTTTGAGCCACCACCGTCCAATGCCTCACAGGAGACACATGACGAGTACCTAGAGTACGTCAACAATGTACACTGGGTTGGTGCAAACAAGTTGAAGTCTATGTACTACTACCGCACCACAGCGGCACGTAATGCAGAGAATGTCAACGTAAAGATACCAAGAATAAACCTAGAAGACGGGGAGTGCCTAAGCTGTGAAGGTTAAATTATTATTAGCGACGTTACTACTAACTGGGTGTGCTTCTGACGGTACACATGTAAACAAATGGGACTACTACAAACCTGAGCATGTCAAGTGTAAAAACTACGAGATAAAAGTTTGCAGACAGTTTGGCGCACATTTGATATGTGAGTGTGTTAAGAAAAGAAACTTTAGGGCTTACGTATGATAGAGGATAATGTCAAACACCCTATATATGATTGCTTGTATTATATATGGGAGGAAAACTTACTGACTTCCTATGAAGATTGGATTAAATACTACGAGGAACTAGAACATGAGCAACAGACTGTACAGCGCACTACGGGCCAGATACAAAGCACAGATAGTTGAAGCTGAAGCTGACGCACTGAACTTCTTTGAGAACCCCGTAGCTGTCGCTGAGCATCCACACACAGTAGACACTATGGACATACTGATAACGAAGTTGTCGGAAGCTGAAGACAAACTAGAGACACT